CATTTGACATTGATAAAACATGCATTTCTATGCGTGACAATCAGTTCGTTCACACTTGCTGCTGTGTCACACATGATGATGGCAAACCATATTACTCACAAGTAAGATTTCCCTACGCAACAATGCATGCAGTTGGAAATTGTACAAATTTTCAATTTTTGGATCTCCCGAAAGCATGGGATGGGCAGCTAGCTGAAGCAAAGGAAGGGTTTTGTTACGTTCACATCTTTATAGCAATGTATTTGTATATTCCAGCACACTATACACAAGGTTATATAAATTTAATTAACACTAAAATAATACCAGCATTGGGACCGTGGCCAACGTTGAAACGAGTAGCAACCGCATGTTGTTTGATAACTTTATATTATCCAAGCGTAATGGAAGCCGAGTTGCCTGAAATTTTAGTTGATCATGAACATAAAACAATTCATGTGGTTGATAGCTTTGGATCGGCATCATTTGGATATCATGTTTTAAAAGCCAACACGATACGTCAACTTTTACCAATCATGTCTGATGAAATTAAAAGTGAAATAGCAGAATACAATGTCGGAGGCACAAGTAAATTAAACGCAACAACTATAAAACATCTCGTAAGAGCAACATTTAAGAAAGATAATTTCAAACAATTAATGGAAACAAACCCTTACCTAATTTTAATAGGAGTTTTATCACCTGTAGTCTTAAAACAATTATTTGAGAGTGGATCGCTGCAACTTGCAATAAAGTATTTCATGGAAACAAACATTGACTTATTTAATGTATGCTGCATTATGGAATCATTAGCACGAAAGCAACGCAAATCAGACACAATTATGCACCAACTAAGCACGTTGTATAGTGTTTATCCACAATTAATTGAAGTTTACCGCGATATGCATATTAACACACCTGAACAGGCAATTGCACATAAACTTACGCTCGATTCAATGCAAAGGATTGTAGAAATTAATAACGCGGACGTGCATCTAGTACATGGCGGATTTTGTACATTAAATGAAAACATGAGGCGGAAAAAAGAAGAATTGTACATGGAAATTGTAAATACTTCATTTTTAGAGCTAAGTTTGTTGGAAAGATTATGCTACACTACACGTACTATAAATATTTGTGGACGTATAAGGGCATATTTCAAAGAAACCAAAGGTCTAGATTCACAACAAGCATGGAAGCACTGCATTTCAAAGCCTTTAACTATTATGCAAAATGGAATAACACATTGCTGCGATGCAACGAAGCAAGCATCAGTACACATGATAGATTCAATTCGATCGCGAGCAACACGAATTGCAATACGTGGCATTTCAATGTTAACACCGGACTTTGGGAAAATTCTAG